CATATCTAGCCTCTTCAACGCTAGGCATTCGTATATCTAACGCACTCTTTCCATGTAATACATTAGGTGTTATTACAGATGGTGCTTGTGATATTGGTGGTGCTTCAGGACGCTTCAAAGACCTCTACCTATCAGGCACAGCCACGATGGATTCGCTTACTGTTGATACAAGTTCAGTTGGTGGCTTTAAGGTGACAAATGAAGCCACAAGTGGAGTCCGTTTAACAGCATATCAGGGTACAACTAACTCAAATGTTAGGACTGCATATGTTGATTCACAAAATTTTGTTGTAAGCACAGGCGCACCCACAGGCACTACAGTAACTGAACGCCTCCGCATAGACTCATCAGGCAACGTGGGTATTGGTGGTACGCCATCTACGCATAGATTAGAAGTAAAAGGCGATAACAATATCGCTAAGTTCTACAGTGATGCTACCGCTACTGAGTTAAAAATAGCAGCGCCAACCGTTAATGTCATTGGCCTTTATACAGGTACAGCAGACGCTTTAGTTTTAGGCACAGCCGACACAGAACGTATGCGCATAGACTCATCAGGCAACTTGGGTATTGGTAATAGTTCGCCTAGTGATCCTGACGAAGGAGCGGGTCTTAGAGTTCACAGATATGTAACTAGAAACCAATATTACAGCCCTGCTGGTTCGTATGCAGGCAGTTTTGGTCTCACATCTAATGCAGTACCAAAAGTGTGGCTTTCGGTAGACAGTGGCTATTCACAAGGCAGCGCAGATAGTGCTGGTGTTTTTCTATCAGCGTTTCATGGTGATGCTAATGGAAGTCATGTTGGTTACACCATTAAAAATACACGCACCAGCCAAGCTCTGATTTTTTCCAGCGTTTCCGCAGGGACTTCGGTTGGTACGCCTGCCACTGAAATAGAACGCCTACGCATAGACTCATCAGGCAATGTGGGTATTGGTACTAGTTTTTCAGGTGGCAAATTAACTATTGACAGTCCTTCTAATGACGGCCTAAACGTATCAGTAGGTACTAACCACCTTGTCATGATAAGCAAGCGCGGAAATGATGGCGACCACATCCGTTTCCAAAACTCCGCTGGAGCTGTTTCTGGAAACATCAGTGTTTCTGGAACATCCACCGCCTACAACACATCATCAGACCAACGCCTCAAGGAAAACATTGCAGACGCTGATGACGCAGGTAGCAAGATAGACGCTATACAAGTTAGACAGTACGACTGGAAAGCTGATGGCTCTCATCAAGACTACGGCATGGTTGCACAGGAGCTACAAACTGTTGCACCAGAGGCTGTGTCTGGCGATGCTAACTCAGAAGAAATGATGGGTGTGGACTACTCAAAATTAGTTCCAATGTTAATCAAAGAAATTCAATCACTACGCAACCGTGTTGCACAATTAGAGGCTTAAACAATGATCTTTACAATCGCACAACTAGAACGTAACTCAGCAGACAACGGCGTAACTGTAGCCCATTGGCGTTGCAGCAAGACCGTAGGCGACCACACAGCAAGCTCTTATGGCACTTGTGGCTTTACACCTGACGTAGAGAAAGCAGGCTTTGTAGCCTTTGACGCTCTCACTGAAGAAGCTGTTATTGGCTGGGTGCAAGAGTCTATGGACGTAGAAGCTCTGGAAGCTGGTCTTGACGCACAGCTTGCTGAGATGGCTGCACCGTCAACAGTAGCTGGTACACCTTGGTAGCATGAAACTGGTCTTTGCGTTGATAGTCCTGATCGACGGTACTGTTGACGCAGAGGCCACTAGCTACTGGCACGACATAACAAGATGTAGATGGTTCGCTGAAGAGTTAACAATACAGGGAACTATAAGACGCTATCACACACCTGTACACGCTTATTGCAAGCCAGTGTATGTAGACCCAGCAGAGGTAGTTATTTATGATTGATCCTATAACTGCTGTTGCAATGGCTACAAGTGCTTTTAAGACTGTACAGAAAATGGTCTCGATGGGCAGAGAGATTGAAGATACTCTAGGTCAAGTGGGTAAGTGGTATGGCGCTGTTAGCGACTTCAACGAAGCTAAGAGACAAGCAGAGAATCCACCTATCTTTCGCAGGCTGGTAGCGTCTAAGTCAGTCGAGCAAGAAGCGTTGGAGATGTACGCGCACGATAAGCGAATAAAGCAACAAGAGAAAGAGTTACGAGAGCTGCTGATGTACACCTACGGCCCTGACGCTTACAAAGAGTTATTAGGTATGCGTAGGAAGATACGAGAGCAGCGAGAGAAGACTCTGTACGCACAAGAACGTAAGCGTAAAGCATTCATCTGGAACGTAGCAGGCTTGGCAGCGGTAGTTATAATGTCAGGTGTGCTGTATCAACTAACAACACTTATTTTAGGGAAGATGTAATATGGCCATAGAGTCTACTAAAGAAGTTGTAGATATAGCTGCTGCTTCAACAGCGGTGATGACCTTAGCAGCTTGGCTACCGCCTATGGCTTCTTTGTTCACTATTATCTGGCTAGGCATAAGGATATATGAATCAGACACCATTCAGAATCTTGTAGGTAAAAAATAATGTCTATCTTCACCGCTCTGCTTGGCCCTGTTGCTGATTTAGCTAAAGGTTACTTGTCTAACAAAGCTGATCAAGCTAAAGCAAAACACGAAGCTACAATGTCAGTTATACAGAACGATGCTGATTGGGAAACCAAGATGGCTGAAGCGTCTGGTGATAGCTGGAAAGATGAGTTCTGGACTCTTGTGTTAGCTATACCAGTGTTTATGGTTGGTTATGCTATTGCTGCCAATGACGTAACTGTGATACACAGAGTTGCTGAAGGGTTTGTAGCATTAGAGAAGTTGCCAGAGTGGTATCAATATTTATTATTCATAGCTATCAGTTCTAGCTTTGGTATTAGAGGCGCTAGTAAGATTATGGAAATGAGGAAGTAACTTATGGCAGCTCCTAGATTTACACAAGATGGTGGTATGCCAGTTGGTATGTTGTCAAGACAGCCGATTGTAGCTACAGCGCCTACACCAGCGCCTGTGTACACTCCTGCACCTATGCCAGCACCTGTATACACTCCAGTACCTACACCAGCGCCAGCAGCGAATAGAACAACATCAAGTTTGTTTGCTGACTTCTTTCCACAGCTAAACACACCAGCAGTGCCTAATATACCGTTACAGAGCGCTCCTGCTGCTCCTGTAGCGCCGTTTGTGCCTGTAATGCCTACCCCAGTAGCGCCTACGGCTATAACGCCTCCTGCGGCCTTTACAGCGCCTCCTGTAGCGTTTACGCCTACACCAGCGCCTGTAGCACCTACACCAGCACCTGCGCCAGCACCTGTTGTGCCTACAGTAGATACACAAGCTCAAGCAATGCAAGCGGCTAGAGAGCAAAAGGCTAAAGAAGAAGCGCAGGCTGCTTTAGTTTCTCAAGAAAATGCCAGAGTTGCACAAGCTGCTAAAGCTGCTGAAGATGCCAGAGTTGCACAAGCTGCTAAAGCTGCTGAAGATGCTAGAGTTGCACAAGCTGCCGAAGATGCTAGAGTTGCCAAAGCTGCTGAAGATGCTAGAGCTGCCAAAGCTGCTCAAGACAAGGCCGCCGCTGACGCTAAGGCTGCTGCTGATGCTAAGGCTAAAGCAGACTTATTAGCTAAACAAGCTGCTGATTTAAAGACAGCTCAAGCAGCTAAAGCAGCACAAGACAAAGCTGCTGCAGATGCCAAAGCTGCTGCTGACGCTAAAGCTAAGGCAGACGCTGCGGCAGCTAAAGCAGCTCAAGAAGCTAAAGCAGCTCAAGAAGCTCAAGCAGCTAAAGCAGCTCAAGAAGCTAAAGCAGCTCAAGAAGCTCAAGAAGCTAAAGCAGCTCAAGAAGCTCAAGCAGCTCAAGAAGCTAAAGCTGCTGCTGATGCAAGGGCCACACAAGAAGCTACTCAACGTAAGGCTGCTGCTGACGCTAAAGCCGCAGCTGATGCTAAAGCTGCTGCTGATGCTAAAGCTGCTGCTGACGCTGCTGCGTTACAGGCAAAGAAGACAGCAGAGCTTGCTGCAGCTAATGTATTAAAAGAAAAACAAATAGCTGCTGATATACAAGCTGAGAAAGACGCAAGAGCTGCTGCTGACACTGCAAGAGCAGCGCAGGAAGCACAGCTTAAAGCTGAACAAGCTCAAGTAGCTGCTGAACAAATAAAAGTTCCTACAGTAGCAGAAGTGCCACAGGAAGTTGCAATTGAACAACCAGCTTCTCCGATTGCTCCACAGATAACAGACGTAACTGCTTCTGCTTTTGATGAAAATCCTTTTATTAGTTCTTTTGACGAACCTGTTGTAGATTTACCGCAACAAGTTAAAACAGAGGCTACTCCTCCTGTTGTAGATATTAACAAAAAGATTGCTACTAATGAGTATGGAGGCGCTCTTAAATATTCTGAGTTGTCGCCAGAAGATCAAGCAGTTGTGGACGCTAGACGAGCTGCTGCTGCAGCGCCAACTGTTGAACCGTATAAAGGTGTGGAGCGTCAGGATTACGGCGAAGCTCCTAAAACTGAAACGCCAGAAGAAGCTTTAAACAACTATACAAATTTCTTTTCTGATGTTCAGACACAAATGGAAGAAACAAATAAAGAATACAGTTTAACTAACTATGATCCTAGTGAGTTTGTAAGAGCTGGTTTTACAGCAGGAAAAGATGTTGTAGGGAAAGCTGCTGGCACTGATGTTGTTGTAGATTATATAACAAAAAATGATATTCCTGTTTCAAAAGAAATTAACGGACAAGAAGTATATTTAACTACTGGTTTAGGTGAGGATGTTCTCTCTAAAACAATAGGGGACGAATATAAAGGAGAAGGCAGTTACGAAGCTAAAGGGCCAGTAGGAACTTATAGCACTGTTTACGTGCCGCCAGAGTCTGTATTAAACGATCCTGTTTTATCAGTGGCTGGGATGTTTTTCCCGCCTGTTCAAGTGTTCACAACAGCAGTTAAGTTAGGCACAGGCGAAAGCGTTTCTCCACTAGAAATAGCAACGGCTGGTTTAAATAGTTTAGAGTTAGCTGGTGTTATCAAACCTCCTAATGTTTCAGCAGACTATGGAAACTTAGGTGCTGATCCATTTGCTGCTAATCTAGCAGGTCAAGCCGCTGACGCAGGAACTGGTTTGTTTGGTTTAGGTTATAACGCTACTAAAAACTTAGTAAAAGCAGCCGCTTCTGACAACTTAGTTGAAGGTGTTGTCCAAGCGTTTGGTGCGCCTATAGTTGAAGAGTTTATTTCTAACCTACCGCAAACAGACCTAACAGACTTAGCAGCCAAAGCTGGAGTACAAGCAGACGACCTAGCTTCTGGTTTAAACACTGCAATTTCTAAACTTGCTGGTGGTTCAAACTTAGAAGATGCTTTAAAAGCTGGCGCTATTGATTATATAAAAGAAGGTGGTAGTTTACCTGATGTTATTCCAGAGTTTGTTAAAGAAGCTGGCAGAGCTTTAGAAGACACTGTAAGAGTTGTTGGCAGCTTCCTTGATGACGAAGTGTTCCAGAACATTAAAGACATTGCTCCAGACCTTAGCGGCATAGAAGATGCGTTTAGAGAAGGCGGCTCAGCTCTTAACGACTTTGTACAGCCTGCTATTGACAAAGTACAAGAAGAAGCTCCTAAAATAGAAGACGCTGTTAGACAAGTTGGCAGCACTATTGACGATGTATTAGAACCTGTCTACAAGCCAGTTGTTGAAGCTGCTCCAGCTATTGAAGACGCTCTACGACCAATTGGCGTGGCTATTGAAGATGTTGCTAGAACTGTAGGCAGCAGCACAGAAGACGTTATTAACGAAGTTGTAGATGTTGGTCAGACTGTTATATCTGCTGTGTCAGATGTTGTTAGCGCTGGTGGTAGTCAATTAGAAGACTTTATTAGACCCATAGGCTCTGCTGTAGAAGACATTGTTAGAATCACAGGTAGCACCACTGAAGACGTTCTGCGTGGTGTAGGTGCTGTTGGCGAAGACATCTTAGGTGCTGTTGGAGATACTGGACAGGCTGTCATAGATGCTCTGAGTCCGCTAGGCAAAGCTATTGAAGATGTTGTTAGAGCTACAGGCTCTACGCTAGAAGATATTATCAGAGCTTTGAATATTGATTTAAAGCAAGGCATTGGAATGCTGGCAACACAACAAGCACAACAAGCAACAGACGCTCGTAACTTGCAATTAGCAACAAGAACCACAGACAGCTTGTTTGGTGACGAGTTGTTTAAATTTAAAACACAAGTAGGCGCTGATATGCCTGAGTTAGTTAAATTACAAAGAAGGTATCAAGCATGACATATCTACAGTTAGTAAATAGTGTTCTACGCAGACTCCGTGAGAACGAAGTAGACTCTGTTAATCAAAATAACTATTCAAAACTTATTGGGGAGTTTGTCAACGATGCTAAACGAACCGTAGAAGATGCTTGGGACTGGACAGCACTGCGTACAACGCTAACAGTGTCTACAGTAGCTAATGTTTATAACTATACGCTAGTTGACTCACAAGATCGTATTAAGGTGTTGGACGTTATTAACGACTCTTCTAACTGGTTTATGGAGTATCGTCCATCAACGTGGATGAACAATGCCTTCCTCGTCCAAGCTAACATACCCTACGCAGCTCCTAAGTACTACAGCTGGAACGGTATTGATAGTAATGGCGATAGCGGTGTAGACCTCTACCCAGCCCCTGACGGTGCTTACCAGCTACGCTTTAACGTGGTGCTGCGTAACGCAGACATGGTTAATAACACTGACACAATGTCAATACCTTCGTCACCAGTGATTCAGATAGCAACAGCGTTAGGCGCTAGAGAACGTGGTGAGACTGGTGGAACAAGCGCAGCAGAGTTGTTTGCTTTAGCTGATCGTACCTTGTCAGACGCTATTGCACTAGACGCTGCTAGACATCCTGAAGAGACTATCTGGACGACTGTATAATGGCTCAACAATTACAGAACATTACAATCTCAGCCCCAGGATTTTTTGGTTTAAACACCCAAGACTCTCCTATTGGCTTAGACCCTTCGTTCGCCGCTGTAGCTGACAACTGTGTTATTGATCAGCTAGGACGTATCGGAGCTAGGAAGGGCTATCAGTACTCAACAACCAACGGAGCTTCTTTGCTGGGCAGCAGCAGAGGAATAGAGACGCTGCATCAGTTTATTGACTATAGTGGCGATAGAAGGTTGCTATCAGCAGGTAATTTAAAAGTATTTGTTGGTGATACTACGTTGGTTGATTACACGCCAGCAGGTTATATAGCAACAGCAAACAACTGGAAGTGCGTCACACTGGCTAACCATGTATATATGGTACAGAGTGGACACGAGCCGTTGATAGGCACTAATGAAGCTGCTCCGTTTACACTAGAGCGTATAAGCGCACACTCGCATAGCACAGGCACTATGCCGCAAGGCAACGAAGCTCTAGCCGCTTTTGGGCGCTTGTGGGTAGCTGATGTAGTAGGTAACAAGCACACTGTTTACTGGAGTAATTTACTAGATGGTTCACATTGGACAGGAGGCTCCTCAGGCAGCTTAGACTTAACTAATGTATGGCCAGAAGGGTTTGACGAGATAGTGGCACTAGCGGCTCACAATGGCTTTCTAATCATCTTTGGTAAGAAGTCTATACTTACCTATAGCGGTGCTGCGTCTCCAAGCACTATGACGCTTGCAGACACCGTAGCAGGCGTTGGTTGTGTTTCTCGTGATTCTGTACAGCACACTGGGACAGACCTTATATTTTTATCTAATACAGGTGTGCGTACGCTGGGAAGGACTATTCAAGAGAAGTCTTTGCCAATGAGAGACATCAGCAAGAATGTTCGTAATGACTTGGTTAGTTTGATTCAACAGCAGAACAACCCTATCAAATCTTTATACAGCCAAGAAGAAGCTTTTTACTTGCTTTCTTTTCCAGATAGTGGTATAATATATTGTTTTGACATGCGTGTCCCGCTAGAGAATGATTCACATAGGGTTACAACATGGTCTGGGATGGGTATTAACGTCTTTGCTCGTTGTGACGATGGTACTATTCACATGGGAGTGTCTGACGGCATTGTAGAATATAGTGGTTACTTAGACGATACAGACCAGTATCAGCTACGTTATTTCAGTAACCCACTTGACTTCCAAAGCCCAGCTAACTTGAAGTTTTTGAAGAAGTTTAACTTAACCATTATTGGTGGACAGTCTACGCCTACAACGCTCAACTGGGGCTATGATTACACATCTGATTATACAAAGCAACCTTTTATTTTTGGTTCTACTAATTTAGCTGAGTATGGCATTAGCGAGTATAACACAACTGCTGAGTATTCTGCTGCTGTTGTTATTAACACACCAAAAGTAAACGCTAGTGGTAACGGCTCTGTTGTAACAGTAGGTATCGAAGCTCAGATTAACAACTCTGCTTTCTCAATTCAAAAGATCGACATACACGCTCTACTAGGGAGACTTATCTAATGTCTAATTATACTAAGACAACTAACTTTGCAACTAAGGACTCCCTCAGTTCTGGCGATCCCGCTAAGATTGTTAAGGGTACTGAAATCAACACTGAGTTTGACAACATTGCTACTGCTGTCAATTCTAAATCTAACAAAGCTGATCCTACCTTTACAGGAACAATGACAGCCGTCACCGTCAATGTCTCAGGTACGCTAACGGCTGGCACTATTACTGGAGGTACATTCTAATGGCGTATGATGCAATGGGTAATTATATTCCTGATCAAATGGGAATGGCAGGGCCGCAAGGACAGCTAACTAACCAAGGTGGTTTCTTCAACACGCAGTTGCCACAACAGCCTACAGGTGCTATGCCTGCTGGTAATACACAGCTTAACATTCCTAACGCCCCTACAGGTGGTCCTAGCACTGGACAGGTTGCTGGTGGTTTAGCGCTTGGTGGTTTACTTGGTGGTAATCTTGATTTTGGTAACGTGTTAAAAGCAACTGGAAACTATTACACTGGTCAACAAGCTATTGAAGGGGCTTATGGCGTAGGTCAAGCTGGTCTTACAATGGCAGAGCAGATGGGACAACGGGCTGCTGATACAGCGCAGTTCAAGCCCTATACTGTCACAACAGGTCTAGGCAGAGCTGCTACAACTCCTCAAGGTGGTTATACATTAGAACTTAGCCCACAACAGCAAGCACTACAAGCGCAGTTGATGGGACAGGCTCAGAACTTGTTTGGTCAAGTTGGTCAAGACCCTGCTGCACAACAAGCAGCCTTGTACGAGCAGATCAGAGCTGCACAGCTTCCAGAGGAAGAACGTCAGCGTTTGGCAATGCAGGAGAACTTGTTTGCTAGTGGTCGTGGTGGTCTACAGACTGCTCAGTACGGTGGCTCACCAGAGCAGTTTGCGTATGAGAAGGCACGTCAAGAGGCTATGGCGGGTGCGTCTCTGGCGGCTCGTCAGCAGGCTATGGCGGAACAACAGCAGGCTCTGGCAGGCGCTTCTGGCTTATTAAACGCTGGTTACTCACCACAGCAACAAGCTCTACAGGCTCTTGGTGCAGGCACTGACATTGCTAACTTGGCAGGCACAGCAGGCAGATCAGCTGCTACCTTGCAAGGACAGCTTGGTCAAGCAGGTTTAGAATCTTATATGCAAGGAACACAGCTTGCCACAAACCTACAACAGCAGCAGATGCAAAACTTGTTATCAGCAGCTTTAGGCACAGGTACTGAAGGCTCTGGTTTAATAGGAGGTTTAGGAACTGCTTTAGGAATGGGAGACGCTAAGACACCTGATTGGTTAAAATCAGTTGGTGATTACTTTGGTCTAGGAGGCGCTTCTGGATCAGCAGACGTAGCAGCCGCAGGTGGTTTATTTGCTTCTTTGTTTGGAGGCAATAAGAACACGACCGCTGCTCCACAACAGACACCAACTGGATCACAGTCGTCGGCAGCTATTAACCCGTTGACTGGACAACCGTATTACACTTCTACACTGGGAGGAGGTATCTAATGGCACAAGATTTAACAGGACTTTTAGGCGGCGCTTTGTTGCCACCAGTACAGCCAGCGATGTCATACGAACAATCTATGATGCAGCGAGGCGCTGAATACGGCAAAGGCTTCAGGCAAGGTGCTGGCGGCATGTTTGGTGTTGACACACGCACTACACCAGAGTTTGTACAAGAGGAAGTTGCAAAGCTCAATCCAGAAAGCGTAGAAGATCAGGCAAAGAT